TCTTTTGCTTATTCAATAGCGTAATCACCGTTATCAGGTCGCGCGTGTCAAACTCGATTGTCGTAGGCCAATACCCTGTTGCAACTAACAGTTCTGCTAGTTGCCGTCGGTAACTGCCTACGCCGTATGGTTTGGGTCTGTCTCGTCTATTGCCTCAATCGTCATGTTTGGGTTTTCTTTAACCCAGTCACGATATGTTGCAGGCATTTTTTGGCCGCTAAGTTTTAGCAAATTGTATGCCCAGCAAACTAGATCGGTGTAGCCAATACCTTTGCCGTCACTAATTTTGCGACCCTCAGTTTTTTCCCATTCGCAGATAACAAACATATTTGTTGTTAACTCGACTGGCTGTACGCCGTCTTGTAAATCTACTTTAAGTTTTAATCGCATTGCCTTGTCCTGTTCTCGGCCAGTTATGGCGCGTTAGATCACGTTACGTCAACTGTGTATGCGCCACCCATGAGTTCAATGTCGTAGGTAGCCAACTCGCCCAAGTTTGCGTTAATTACTGGCAACGCGCTTAGGTAAGTGTTTGTCAATTCAAAGCCCGGATTGGTTGCGCTGTTTGCGCCGCCTGCTGGGGTTACTTTGATGTAACACTTTGTGCCAACAAGTACTGACAACAATGCGTAACTCTCTGTCGCTGCAAACGATGCATAAAGAGTTAACGTTGCGCTGTTTGATTGCAGGCCAGCGGTGTTAGTGCGTGCAGTCGAGCCAAACGCGGTGTCTTCAAGTGCCTCAACAACGTAGTTAACGGTTACTGCCGATACCTGATCGGTGATGTCTGTAGTCGCAGCGCTTGACGCGCCGATAAGCACGACTGGGTTTGAAAGATAGGTGCTAGTTGCCATTGTGATACTCCTTAGGTGTCTTTATAGTTTTACCATACCGCAACGATATGCGTGTGTATGCTCACGACGACTGCGCTTGCAAGCCAACTGCCACGTCATAACACGGATATTCTTGCCCGCCTATGTCAAGTGTGCCGGGTCTGCCCGACATTGCGATAACGCTTGAGCCAAGCACTAGCGCGGTAATCTGCAAAATCTCACGCAACACGGGCAACCCTGCTGGGCCGCTGCCAACAATTTTTATCGGGTAGTCCATGCGTACAATGTTGCCGTTGCCTGCGATAGTTGTAAAACTTGGCGCTGTAATAAACACACAATTAGGCACAAGTTTTGTCGGGTCGTTTACTACTCGTAAGCCCGTTACGGCTGTCAGCGTGGCTGTTAGATCGTCTAGCGCCTCGTTAAACAGGTCTGTGTACGGTGCAGGCACTACGCCACCGCTGGTCGGTCAATACCTAACAACTGTTTAACAATCGGTGTCATTGACTGTTGCGGTGCTGTACCCATGTTGTCAAACGACGCAAACACGTTCTCTAACGACCCTCGACTACGCCACAACGCCGCGCAATACATGATCGTGCCAAGCGTTACGTCACCGCTAGGCGACGTGCTAAGACTGTCGTTGTACCCTGCCTCAGCGCGACGACGACTGCAAAACTGGTTGCCAGCGCTTACGGCCTGAGTAGCCAGCGTGTAATCGTCAGACGGATTAGTGATTGACACGCCAAGATAAGTGACAAGGTTCGCGACCGTAACCCAAGTACAAGTCGGTGTGAACGCAACTGTGCCGGTATAGATCGCAACAAATTCAACGTCGCTACCCGTGCAAGCAAACAAAATTTGGTTAGGTACTGCGACATTGACGTTGTAATTGAACTCGCCTGTAATGCCGTCAACGCCTACGTACTGATATTGGGGGCAAGCCAACACGGTAAACGTGCCATTAAACGGTGCGCCCAAACTGCCTACAACTACGGTGTCGCCAACTTGTATGTCGGTTGGCTCAAGCGTAGATATGCAGGCGTAGTTATCTAGTAACTGTTTGCTGGCTGTTGAATATGTTGCCATAGCGGTTTATCCGCTACCCGATTAGCCGCTTACGACGATGTATTTAACTTGATCTGAGTCAGCAATAAACGTTGATACGTAACCTGCGTACGAGAAATTGCGACCAAGTGTTGACGGCAACTCGACTGACATTAGGCCGCGTACTTGCTCATAAAACTCAATTGCTGTACCGCGTGCAACAAACAAAGTGCCTGCGTTAAAGTTGTTGTCAACAACTAAATTAAGACCAAACGGGTTAAAAGTGTTTTGGACTGTGATGTTTGCTGTACCAATACCGTTTACGCCCATAAGTCCAGCGGTTGCTGTGTATGGGAATATTGGTCGTTTGTCGCCGTCTAACTGTGAACCAAGTTTTTTCCAAACATCAGGTGATACAAACACGTGGTCAGGCAGAAAGTTTGTTGCAGTTAAAATGTCAGTTGCTGCGTCGTACATTGCTGCAATGAGCGTTGACGGATCGTTTGCTGTGACAGTCCATGTCGAGCCTGACGCGCTTGCAGCTGCAGCAATTGCGTCTGCTGCAACGTTGTCTGACGCAATCAGATATTCACCAACAAGGTCGTTCAAAATAATGTTAAGCGATGCTGGGTCTGTAAAGTCAACGTCTTGAATTGACAAAGTTACTTGTCCAGCCAAAGTTGTTTTACTGACGGTGTTGCTAGCGATAACCATTGTGGTTGCTGACGCTGCAGCAAATTCACTTGATTGCGCCGCTACTGATGTGTGCGTAGTAATCGTTGGGCGAATAAATGTTTTTGAAGCACCACCATTTGGCATTGCACGCGCACCGACTGCTGCGACAACTGGTCGAATGAAGTTAAGGTCTTGAAAAACTGGCCCAAGTACCGGTACTGGCAACAGACCGGGTGTATCGGTTGTTGCAATGTCACCTGCGGCGGCTTGCAACGCTGATTGCTTTGACTTGACAAACTCTTGTGTCGCGCGTGCAACGTTTTCAAATGTTGTGCCGCCGATGTGCATTGCTGCCATGTATTCGCCCGGTGTTGGCAAATTAAATTTACGTGCAGGTTGCGCCCACAATTTTTCTGTGGTTGCCTGTGCTGCCTCAACTACTGTGGTTTCGTTTTTGTCGCTCATGTCTGTGTCCTTTGTTGTGTCTTGTTCTGATTGTATAGCACTTGTCAATTCGGTTTCGGGGATACCCTCGGCAACCTCGTCAGGTTTGCTGGCCGCAACGTCTGTAATGATTGCACCGCTAAATGCGCCTTCGCTGACCAGCGACAATTCTTGCCAGTTAGCCGCCTCAACAATCATGACGCCTTCTTCGTCGTAACTGAACTTTGTTGGGGTTACGCCTACCGATACAGCGTCAATAACGCCGTCGTTTGCCAGCGTCAAAGCTTCATCGCCTAGTCGAGTGGCGCTGATCTTGGCCGTAAACATCATGCCCTGTGGCGTGTCCACTCGCTCAACTACTTTGCCGACAATCTGATTGCTGTCATGCTGCATAAATAGTTTCGGGTCGCGCCCCGTGACTGGCAACGACCCTTGCAAAAATCGTACCTTAGTACCGTCATTGACGGTCGCTGTTTCGTCGTATGTGACGGCTACGCCTGAGATTGAGCGCGACGGCAAGCCCTCTGCCGCCGCTGCATCAACCGTGATCTGTGTGGGGGTTAATCGGATCATGTTGGTGATACTACTCTTTCGTTTGTTTCGGTGTTGTCATAATCGCCCATTGAATACTCGCCCGACAAATATTGTTGGACGTCGAATTCAACCATCGTCCCGTTCGGCAAAATGTTGTTTTGGCTCAATGTCCCAGCAATGCAATCTGCGTAAGCACGTACGCCAAATGTCCACAAATCCATGCGCGCTTCGGCGCTGCTGGTATAAGCGTACGAGCCAACATCAAATCCTGCTAAGTACATAGGAATATTGCACAAACGAGCAAGGTCTTTTCCTTGAAACTCGGCTGCGTCTATAAGCAACATCTTGTCTGGTGAAGTTTGTAATTCTTGATATGACACAAATTCGTTTAAAGCAGCAGTTTGATTAGTCATGCGCGCCGCATCAAACGACGCTGCAAGATCACCCAACTCTTGTGCGCTTAAAGGTTCACCGCCAGTTTGTTTAAGAATTGAAGCTGGAATTGCCGACGACGAGTTGCGGTAGCGTGCGGCTTCAAGTTTTAGCGCTGTAGCAACGGCTGTTTCGCTCATGTAAATAATGCCTTGTATCGGCGACAAAAACTGCACAACGTCGTTTGGGTCTAAACCGCCACCGTTAAACACAATGTCTTTAGACGGCGCAAACCAAACTGGGCCAGCTTGATCAAGTGTCTGCACCATTGCTGCAGGTAGTCGAGTAAACGACGCTGGAAAGCCATCAGCCGTCCTGCTTGTGACGTAGAGGAACGACCTGCCGAAGAAAAAAAGATCGTCAAATAACCATGAAAGCAAAAAATTATTTGGCACGCTTGGGTCAATACGTCGCAGCCATGTGCGCGGCGCTAACGGCATCTTTTCCATTTCTTGACCGTTCCACATTTCGGTGTACATTTTCAAATTCATGCAACCGATAACGCTGGCCATAAGATCGCGCGCTCGACTAATAGTTGGCACACTCATTGCACGATTACGTGCCGTGCCTTCAACGTACGAATAATATTGACCGACCAGTTGTGCGCCAGCGTTGTTGTTTTGGTAAAACGTGCTACCCGTTGCGGCTGCTTTAGTTGGCTGCGGTGAAATAGCCGCTTTTTTTATTGACCTGTTAAAGATTGCCATTTGCTAAGTATGCCACGCGTATCGCTTGCCCGTGTTGATAGGTGGCCGCCGCAAACGTAACCGAGAAAGCATAGGTAAACGACGGCCACCCGTTTTGCATACTAGCGATTAGCGACAACGATCATAGGTTTACCCGTTGCGGTAGGTCGGCTGGCAAGTGCGGCACACCAAACTAAACAGCGTGCTAACTCAATCGGGCCGGGTGATCGCTGGCTAGATAGTGCGATGCTGTTTTGTGACCGTACTGCGACGGCGCGTTGTACGTGTTCAGCAAGCATATTTTCGCCTGTATGCCAAAGTAGTTTTTCGTGGATCATTGACTTGATGCGTGGCGTAAATTTAAGTATCTCGCCATAGCCGACGATCGCACGGCGACGTTCTAGCGCTAACGGCCAATGAATATCTATTGACGGTGAGATCGCAAATTTTATTGCCGTGTTTTTGGCTAGGCGCTCGACGTGTTGCAACATTTCGTCGTATGTGTCGCACACGAACTCAACTGTCACTACGGTGCGCCGATCGTCAAGCACGACGGCTCGAGTAGCAAAATAGCGGTCGTCGGTCAGACTGGTTTCTATGGCAACTGTGCCGCCGTCGGGCATTGGGTCGGTGTACTCTAGCTCAGGCCACAAACCCGGTTGTATCCATGACTTGTCACTAGCAACCCAAAGATTGCACGACGCTCGTAAGAAACTTGCGCGGTCAGGGTTCTCGCTTTCAGCTTCAATCGTTTTTAGCGTCAAGGTTTTGCCTAACGCTGGGTTAGCCCAACCCCATGCGCGACTGTCCATAGGCGATATGTCAGGCGGCGGCGACCACTCCGCAAAGTACAGCGATGACGGCTCAGCACGGTCAATGGATCGCAAGCCCTGTTCGCGCCAACGTTGCATTGCGGTGCTTGCTTCTGTGCCAGCCGTTGACCACGCCGACAACAATGGCGAACGTCGAGCGCGCTGGGCTGGTAGTAAACCGCCGTCAATAACGGTCGAGCCAATATCCCAAATTTCGTCTGCCACGATCAGGTCGCACGACATACCGTGACCGACACTTGAGTTGGCTGCACGAATAAACCATTTAGACCCGTCAGGCATAGTCACCTGATTACGGCCATAAGACCGCATAAGTTTTGCGCCAAACCTAAGTTCAAGAATGTCGGCCAATTTGTCGTACAACATGACTGCCAAGTCAAGACGGTGCGCGGTAGATAGCACGGTTTGCGGTAGCCCCCGGTGCTTAGGCATCTCAGTCAACCACCAACCAACAAGCGCCGTCAACGCAACCGTCTTACCGTTCTGACGCGCTGTAGAAACCATAGACATACGATGCAAAAAATCCCCGTCGCCGTCAAACAACAACTGACCGTCTAAAACTCTTTGCTGCCAAGGCATCAACTCCATGCCAAGATGCTGTAAAGCCCAGCCCCCCACCTCAGCCCCAAAC